ATCCTGTATCCGGCCATCATCACTGTAAACGCTACCCCAACAATCAGCATTAACGAACTCCTGACTCGTAGCATCTCTGCTGCTGTTCAGGGTAAGCCTACTCGTTTCGTGCGCACCTAATGTTTAAGGGGCTTCGGCCCCTTTTCAGCTTGACTTGGAAGTGAATATCCTATAAGGTGATAGATCAAATCTCTGCCTTATAGGAGGCTTCAAAATGGCACAAAGAAATGCAACTTACACTAAAAGAAGAAAGATACTGGGCTGGGGAGTTAACGACCTCGCACGACCTACACAAAGGCTTGCATACACGGATCGTAACGGGGTTCACCACAAGCACTGGTACTGCCCCATTTATACTGCATGGCACAAGCTTATAACCCGCTCACGCTGCCCTAAGTATCACGCTAAGTTCCCAGCATACGAAGATGTTGAGGTGTGCCCAGAATGGCAACATCTTTCAAATTTTGAAGCTTGGGTAGAAACTCAGGACTATCTTGGTAAGGTGTTGGACAAGGACATACTTGGTGATGGGAAGCTCTATTCACCCGAAACTTGTGCATTCATTTCTGCAAGACTTAACGGATTTCTCGTAGGAACTCGTATAAAGAAAGACCTCCCTCTTGGTGTCACTTGGGAAGATGATCGGCAGAAATACAAAGCAGAAATTGCAATGAACCGTAAGAGTAAGCGTCTTGGTAATTTCCACAACAAATGGGAAGCTCACTTAGTCTACTGCAAAGCCAAGCTTGAGTTAGCAAAGCAAATACTTGTAGAAGAGGGAGCAGATGAGGGTGTAAGTGTTGCTTTGATTAATAAGTTACAAATACAACTTGATCGTGCAGAAGCACTGTATCAAGAATCAGTAAGTAAATAAAGGAGAGATAACTAATGGGTAAAAAATTCAGCATTTCACAAAATCCAACTTTCAAAAAGAAAGTTGAAATTCCTCGTGTAGGTGGTGATCCCATCGAAGTGGAGTTTGAATACAAATACCTCCCTCGACAAGAACTAGCCAAACTCTATGAGAGTTGGGAGAAGAAGGCTAAAGATTTGAATATTTCAGAAGAGTCAACGCTCTCTGAACTAACCGAAGCTGAAGTGAGTTTGCAGGTTGGTCAACTACAAGACATTCTAGTGGGCTGGGACTTCAGTGATGAATTCAACGAAGATAACATTCGTGCTTTGGTTGAGACATCCGTTCACGCTAGCCGTGTAGTGACAGAAGTTTACTCAGACGCTTACGCTAAGGCCAAAGTGGGAAACTAAAAAAGGTCAGTAGAACTCTGTACGAGAAAGACCCTCCAAATCATATGCTCTCCATGTTTGGATTGAGTAAGGAAGATATACCAGATGAGATTATTGAGGTGTTTCCAGATAACTGGGATTCCTTCTTAGTGTTTGATGGTATGTCTACTCAATGGAGGACTGGTGCTATGGGTGCTACTGGCTTAGATTACAATGTTATCCCTCTCGTTGCAAAATCTATTGGTGTAAAGGGAAAGGAAGTTAGTTACATCCTTCCTGATATAAGAGTTATGGAATCAGAAGCCTTGAAGGTGATGATTGAAGAAAGAAGTAAATAATGCATGTGTCATACCAGCATACAAAGAAGATGCTCAAATAACGAGAGGGGAAGATGTCATCATATATTGCCGAACTACAAATTGTAGTTGATACGAAGCAGCTGGAACATGCCAACAAAGTATTAGACGACCTTAGCAAGGTTTCCCCTAAAGTTGAGCGGACAATGGGGGGTGTTGGTCAATCCTTCAAAGACGCGGGTGATGGTAGTGATGAATTCTCATCAGCACAACAAAGACTTATTGCCAGAGTTGAGAAGCTAACTGCTACAGTTGGTGAGAGTCGTGCTGGTGTTCTACGCTACGATGCTAACCTGTTGAAGATTGGTAGTACACTAGACCCCCTTATCAATAAGTTTGACACCCTTAGTACAGCACAGAAAGATCAAGACGCAGTAAGTAAAGCTATCGCAAAGAGTCAGGAATCTCTTAGCACCGCACAGTACAAGATGATCGAGTCTCTTAGAGAAGAGATTGCTTTGTTCGGTAAGAGCAAGGATGAGATTCTTATCTATAAGGCTAGCTTACTTGGTGTTGGTGATCAAGTGACCGCATTGGTTGGTGATCTTAATAAGTTGAAGCAAGCAAAACAGGAAGAGGCTTCTGCTGGTGTTGCTGATTCAGATTCTAGATTAACTAAGCGTGAGAAAGAGCGGGCTGCCTTAGCTGCACAAGCCAAAGAAATTGAGAACATGCTTGCCCTCGAAAGAGAGGCTAGAAGAGTGGCATCAGAGAGTGCCGGAACTGGTGGCTTTATCGGTGGTGTTGAAACCAAAGAAGCAGAAGCAGCTCTTGGTCGTTACACACAACTTCTTGACGATGTTAAAGCCAAGCAAAGGGAACTTGACGCATCTACTGATGCAATGGGTGATGAGTTTGCAACACTTAAGAATTCCATCGACCCCACTTCCAGAGCCTTGGATGATGTTGCTCTAAAGCAAGAAAGACTTAACACAATCTACAAGAGTGGTAAGTTAGCTATTCCAGAGCAAGAGTATCAGCGGCTGAATGGATTGCTAGATGCCACACGCAGCAGACTTGAAGGTGTTGGTGTATCTGCTTCTGGTGCGGTAAGTGACTTTGAGAAGTTGAAAGGCTCTATTGACCCAGCTTCAGCAGCTATGGCTAAACTAGAAGCCCAGCAGAATGAACTAAACGCAGCATTCAAAAACCCCAACATCAAGCTTGCTCAGGGTGAATACAACAGACTTAATGGCATTATTGAAGGCAACAGAAAACGCCTTCAAGACCTTAGTGCTCAAAGTGGTAAGACTGCTAAAGAAATCAACTTTGCAATGCGTGGATTACCAGCTCAATTCACTGACATCTTCGTATCTCTGCAAGGTGGACAAGCACCCCTCACTGTATTCCTGCAACAAGGTGGCCAGCTGAAGGACATGTTCGGTGGTGTTGGCCCTGCTTTCAGAGCTATGGGTGGATACATTGCTGGGTTGATTAGTCCTCTTACGATAGCAGCAACAGCTATTGGTGTACTTGGTGTTGCTTACTTCCAAGGGAGTAAAGAGGCTGATAGATATAGACTTTCACTCGTTAGTACAGGGAACGCAGCTGGTACAACAGTCGCAGCTCTGAGTCACATGGCTGCTGCTGTTGGTGAGACTACAGGTTCTGTAGGTAAAGCATCAGAAGTTTTGGCTATGCTTGCCAATAATACAGGGATTCTTGTTTCCTCTTTTCAGAAGACTACAGAGACAATTGTTGGTTGGAGTTCTGCATCCGGTGTTGCTGTTAAAGACCTTGTGGATGAATTCAGTAAACTATCCAAGGAACCCGTCAAAGCAGCAGAAGAGCTTAATAAAAAGTATAACTTCCTTACAGCGGATATATACAATCAAATAAGAGCGCTTGAAGAACAAGGCAGAACTCAAGAAGCCGCAAAAGTTGCAACCAATGCTCTTGCTGATGCTCTTGCATCCAGAACCTCAGAGATGGTAAGTAATCTCGGCTATGTTGAAGAGGCTTGGAAAAATGTAAAGGGCGCTGTAACCGGCGCATGGGATGCAATAAAAGGTGTAGGCAGGGCTGCGGATAGTCAGTTATCATCTGAGATAGGCTTACTAGAAGAGAAACTCAGACTCTTGCAGGAAGGAGGAGTTAAAGGGGATCGGATAGTTAATCCTGAAGAGGTCAAGGCGCTTCAAGGGCAAATTGATGCACTCAAGGAAATCAAAAAAGAAAATGAAGATTTTGCAGCAAGGGAGGCCGAACAGAAAGGTCAACGAGCTAAGAATCTTCAAGAAGGCACTGATAGTGTTAATAGACTAGGTGCTGCATATATAGCCTCGCGATCAGCAGTCGAGCGTCTAGGTAAGGAATTAAAGACACTTGACGCAGACTTCAAGAAAGCTAAAGAACAAGGTCTTGTCACACAAAAGGTAGAGATAGAGTACCAGAAGTCAAGGCTTGGATTACTTGGTAAAATATCAGAAGCCGAAAAATCAGCACTCAAGAAGAGGACACCAAAAGAACTTGTAGTTCGTGAAGATGCTGCAACTAGACTTCTTGCAACACTCCAGCAACAAGGTGCTGTTCTTTCAGAGCAACTTAATACAACTGCTAAGATTGGTACTGAGAAAGCCAAGTTCCTTAAGTTGTCTAAAGAACTCGATTCTATCGAAGAGAAGCAGAAGACTGAATCCCTAACTAAAGACCAACAATCTCTACTACTCAATAGAGAGAAACTACTATCTCAACAACAAGCTAATGCTGATGCCGAGAAGGAGCTTCAAACTCGCAGAGAGATGCTTAAAGTTGCAACAATCCAAGCCTCTGTACAGCAGAAAGTAGATGCTGATAGACGTAAGTATGCTGATGCTCTTTTAGGTGCTGGCAAGTCTGACAAAGAAGCATCAAGACTTCGTGAGAGAAATAAGCTAGAAGAAGATTACCAGAAACGTACTGATGAAATCAGAAAGCAACGTATTGCTGGTAACTTTGAAGACGATGCAGCTTTCAATCAGGCATTAGAGGCTGAGAGGTCTGGTTATCAAACTCGCTTATCAGACCTTTCACAGTTCTATAAAGACCAAGAAGCCATGCAATCAGACTGGTCTAATGGTGCTAAGAGAGCTTGGGCTAATTGGTCAGAAGAATCTCGCAACGTAGCTGGTATGACTGAATCTATCTTCTCTAGTGCATTCGGTAGCATGGAAGATGCCCTTGTTGGGTTTGTTACAACAGGTAAGCTGTCCATGAAAGACTTGACAGTTAGCATCCTATCTGACCTTGCAAGAATGGCTACACGCATTGCTGCTAACCAAATCCTTATGGGTATTATTGGAAGTATTGGTGGTGCTTTTGCAGGCGGTGCAACTTCTGCTGGCTCTACACAGGCAGGTTATACAGGTAGTGCATATTCAAGCTGGGTGGCAACTCAAGCAGACGGTGGTGGCTGGAACGGCGGTACACAATTCTTTGCTAAGGGTGGTGCATTCACTAACTCAGTAGTTAAGTCACCCACTGCCTTTGGTACATCATCTGGTCTTGGTGTAATGGGTGAAGCTGGCCCTGAAGCAATCATGCCACTAACTAGAACAGCTGATGGTCAACTTGGTGTGCAAGCAGCTGGTGGTGGAACTTCTTCTGTTGTTGCCCCCGTTAACGTGACTATTAATACAGAGTCAGGGAACAGTGCTGGTGGTAGTGACAACAATACAGAGTCACAAGGAAGGGCAGTTCAGATGGCTGTCAAGGCTGAAACAGAGAAGGCTATTCAGAATGGATTACGCCCAGGCGGGAGCATCTGGAGAGCCTTAAATGGGAGATAAGAGTTAATGACAGTGCCAGAGTTTACATTCCCTGTAGAAGCTAACAACTCAGGGGAGGAAACATTCACAGTACGAACAGCACAGTTCGGGGATAGTTATGCACAAGTGAGTAGTGAGGGTATCAACGCCTCAAAGAAAACTTGGGCAATAACTTTCTCTGGGCTGTTGCCCAAAGTGTTGGAAGTTAGAGATTTCTTAAAAGAACGAGCTGGGTATAAGTCTTTTGCATGGCGTGACCCCTTTGGGGACTTGGGGCTATATAGAGCTGCTAAGTTTGACGTGTTGCCATATGCAAAAGATGTATTCAGGCTTACTACAACATTTGAAGAGGCTTTTGCCCCATGAGGAATATAAGTGGCTATTGAGCTGATTGATTTAGGAACAGTTGCCCAAGATGGGGCAGATGGTGACTTGGCAAGGGAAGCCTTCATCAAAGTTAACGCTAACTTTACAGAGCTGGATTTAGCCACTGTAACTCAGGCAGAAGCAGAGGCAGGGGTGTCCACCACTAAACGAGCATGGACAGCTCAGCGTGTAGCCCAAGCTGTAAGGGGAGGTATTCTCACCGGCTTAAGTCTAGCTGTTGGTGGTGCAATCACCGCCACGGATACTGTGTTATCTAGCTTGGGTAAACTACAGAAACAGATTACAGATGCAGCTACTAACTTAGCCAGTAATGTACGAAATACCGCTCTCACAGGTTATGCGGTTGGTGCTAATGCAGCCTTGGCTGCTACAGATACTGTCTTAGCAGCTTTTGGTAAAGTGCAGGCTCAGATTAACTCACTAAGCTCATCTAAGCTAGATGTTGGGGCAACTGCTGTTGCAGCTAGTACACTAACTGGTTTGACAGCATCTGTAGGCGAATTGAATTACACTGACGGTGTAACATCAAATATTCAAACACAGCTTAATACTAAAGCACCGCTTGCATCTCCACCCCTTACTGGTGTACCAACCGCACCAACTGCTGCCGTAAACACCAACACTACACAATTGGCAACCACTGCCTTCGTGAATGCGGAAATCGCCAATGATGCACCAACCAAAACAGGTGACGGTGCATCAGGTACTTGGGGGGTGTCGGTAACTGGAAACGCTGCTACCGCAACTGCACTACAGACAGCTCGCACTATCAACGGCGTGTCATTCAACGGTACGGCGAATATCACAGTCGCAGACACCACTAAACAACCCCTCGATGCCACCCTAACCGCACTAGCAGGCGTCACCACATCAGCCGACAAGATTATCTACGCCACGGGCGCGGACACGTTCGCCACGGCTACGCTGACGGCGCAGGCTAGGGCGTTGCTGGATGATGTGGATCAGGCTGCGCAGCGGGGGACGTTAGGGCTAGGCAGTGCAGCAACACGCACAGCGCTCGGGACTACAGGCTCACTATACAGCCGTGACAGTATCCTCGGCACCGTGTCCCAATCGTCAGGCGTGCCCACTGGGGCGATTATTGAGCGGGGGAGTAATGCCAACGGCGAGTATGTGAGATATGCGGACGGAACGCAGATTTGTACTCATGCGCTGGCTGGGGGAACTACGGTCACAAGCTCTTACACCCTTCAGGGCATAACCATATACAGGCAGAGGGTTATGTGGACCTTCCCCGCTGCGTTCATAGCTACGCCTGTAGTTGGCTACGCCCAAGGGCAGAATGTCGACGACACATTCCAGGCAGGCAAATATAGGACAAACTCGGCTACAGCAGCGACGTTTGATTCTACGAGTTTTACTAGTTTTACTAGTTTTTCTAATTTGCCAGGTGTTGTTTCCGCAGTAGGCAGGTGGTTCTAATGATAATCAAACTAAGCCCCGTCCGCCTGGACGAAACTATTACTGTATCCCTAGTCGGAGATACCTTGACTATCAACGGCCAGCCTTTCGACTTTAGCCAACTGCCTGAAGGTGCCACCCTGCCGGCCGAGGCCATCGGCTCCGAGCATTTCGCGGGGCCGGTCGAGCGCATTAACGGTGAACTTATACTGACCCTGCGCCTACATCATGGCCCTAATCCATCGCAGGCAGTTGCGTTCCCTGAGCATATTACTGTAGCAGAAGACGGCCCAATTACCCTGCCGACTGATGAGGCGCAATCCAATGATTAACTGGGACGCCGTAGTCACGGCAGAAGACAAAGCCGAGCAGCAACTCAAGGCAGACCGCGAAGCCTACAAAGCCTCCCGTGCCGCTGCTGTTGCCAGCATCACTGTCACAACCCAAGCCGGCAACAAGTTCGACGGTGACGAAACCAGCCAAGGTCGCATGGCGCGGGCAGTGCTAGCCCTGCAAGCGTCCGGCGCTGACGCCACAGTGGCATGGGTGCTGGCCGACAACACCGTCATCCAAGCCACTGCCAGCGAGCTAACCGAAGCGCTAGCCCTCGCAGGCGCAGAGCAGGCGCGGCTATGGGGGTGAGTCATATGATCTACTTACGCTGGCTAATCCTATCCATTGTTGACTGGATTATGTGGCTCACTGTATGGCCTGTAGCTGTTGTAGTTGCTGCATTCACTCGTGAGCAGCCCTACGGCCTGGTCCCATACACGTGGGGTTGGTTGTGGGGTACATACGACAATCCACCTCAAGGTGATAGAGGCTTTGTCACTAAGAGGTGTTGGTTCCTTGGCATAACCACTGGCTTCAAAGGATACTTGAACCGTGTAAATTGGATGACTCGCAATCCTCTCTATGGACTAGCTAAACGAATGAGCTTGCCTTATAAGGCGGATAACGTGCTGTCCTATGTTGGTAATCCAGACATCTCTGATAAAGATGGTAGACCG